CAAAATTACCAATAACAAATACGCTCATCGTAAACCTACCTGTCTGCGATAGGCCGGTGATTGCTGCAATTTACTGGTAACTTGCGCAGCACCAGCCTTTGCTCCAGCCGCTGCGGCGCGTTTTTCTGTTGCCATCATCGCTGCCTGCAACTGGTCAGTGCTGACATAATCCTGCCCCAGGAACCGTGTAGTTTCAAAGCTGAATGCTAGCACTGGCGAAGGGCTGGTTTGTATATTGTTTACTGTATTGCTATCAGTATCGTACCCGTTATTAGTGGTGTTATTGCCGGCAGTATTGTATCCGTTATTAGTGGTGTTATTACCGGCAGTATTGTATCCGTTATTAGTAGTGTTATTAACACTATTAGTAGTAGATCCATTACGGCCCATGCCGCCCATAGCGATAGAGTTACCATCTTGGCGTTGGTAACGTGCCATTGCTGCCGCTGGATCCAGCTCACTATCGCTACCGCCTTGGCGTTGATACCGCGCCATTGCTGCTGCCGTATCGTCCGCTGGGACAATAGTGCCCGAGGTGCGTGGTACAAATAGTTCGGGGCCTTTCTCGCCGACCATGTAGGTGCTGTTGCTGCTTACTGGGCCGCCAGCAGCTTTATAAAAAGACTTACCTGGCAGAAAGCTGCTAAAGTCTCCACCACCTAAACCGCCTGAGGCAGTACCAAAAGCACCTCCTTCAAAGGAACCAAAGCCACCACCGTCTCCAAAAGAAGGTAAGCCGCCGCCGCTGCTACCACCGCCACCTAGCAGTCCGGCTAGTGCTTTTGCTGCTGCAATGGCTAAATACTGGGCGATCATTTGTTGTGCTGCTTTCATCAAAGCATCGCCAATGTTCTTCAAGAAATCAACAAACACCTGTTCAGCAGTTGTCGTTCCAGCTACTAATCGCGCTACCCCGTCTGTAAGGGTAGAAGCCATCGCGCCGCCAATATCCTGATATGCACCTTCTAATGCGCGGGCTTTTGTTGTGGCTAGTTCCAGTGCTTGGGTTTGTGCTGCTAGGGCCTGCGCTTGCTCAGCATTGCCGCTTTTTAGCATTTCGCTTTCAAATGCTTGTCCCGCTTGACCTATAAAACCAGCTTGAAGTCCTTTACCAGTTACACCTAGTTGTGCCTGAATACCTGCTTGTTCCTTTTCAAAGCGGGTTTGTTGTGCAATAGCTAGGGCTTCTTTATCTAACGCAATTTGTTGTTTCGTAATATCTAATGCTTCTTGTACTTTTCCTAATACATCCGCTTTTTGTTTTGTAGTTAAAGCGTCATTAGCTTTAATCTGGTTAGATATTTTAAGGTTTTCATCTTCCTTTATTTTAAGTTTTACAGCACTTTGAGCTTCAAACGCTAAAAGTTCTTGCTTGTCTTGGCTAGCGGCGCCAATGGTAGCCAATTCAGCTTTTGCATAAGCAAGGGCATCTTTACGTTGTTGTATTTCTTTAGGCCCTCGTGCTACTTCTGCCAAACGATCCAGTGCTCCTTGTTCTCGTAGGTTTTGAAGTTGTTGCTCAATGCTTAAAGCTTCTCTGCGTATTTGAGCGTCTTGTTTGCCCATTCTTATTCTTGTTGCCTCCACTCCGCTGAGATCAGGCGTTCCTACGCTGGGGCGAGTTACTGGTTGACCTACAGCGTTTTGTAGTTGTGCCTCCATTGAACCCCCTGCGCCCATAAGTTTTGATAAACCTGGGGTTACTTTTACTTTTCCGCCGGGTGTTGGGATATGTAAATGAATATTTTGACCACCCTTGCCTGCACCGTGTCCGTAAGGATCTCTCGTGGGTCCGTACAATTGACTGCCAAACGCGCCAGTAGCAGCTAATTTTGCCTCCATTGCTTTTGTTTTTCTTAAAGCTTCCGCATCACTGCCTCCAAGAATCCCCATATCCATTGCATTTAGCATGTGATTTGGCGTGGCATGCCCCCTATTAGTAAAGTCGCCTGTAGTGCGTCCAAAGCCTTGCTTAATTAACCAGTCTCTTAATACACTCTTATCTATTGTCTGACCAGTTGTGGGTGCTTTATTCCCACCTGTTGGTGCTCCCGCAGCTTGTCCGGCTTCTTCGATGCGGCGCTGTTCGCCTATCTGACGCTCGATCTTTAGGCGGTAGTCCGCAACATCCATTTCAAGGCTAAGCGTCGAGCGACGGATGCCATCAATAGTGCGGCCTAACTCAAAAATGTAATTCTCTGTTTCGCGTTTTTGTTTGTCAATGTCTAGTTCCAGTAGGCGTTTTTTGGCTTCAATGTTTGCTTCGCCTTCCGCTTTAGTTTTCATAAGCGCGGCTTCAGCTTCTAGTACCGCTGCAACACGGCCCTCTTCATTGGAGATCCGACGTCTGTATTCAAGATCGACCATCTCAATCGCAACTTGTTTGCGCTGGCGGTCGTTATCTACCTGGAGGCGTAGTATCTCTTGTTGTTTGTTGTAAATGTCTTGAGCAACACGTCTCTGTAGATCCGAACCTTGGCGCTGCAAGTCAATTCCTTGTTGCTGTAAACGGAAACCAGTGCGGTACGCATCTTTAATTATGTCTGCTTGCTGTTCGGAGGCTTTAATAGCTTTTTCTCGGTCTTCTGGCGTCAGAACACCTCGTACTGATTGGGGCTTAGACCGGGATTCAAATTCCTGTACTACTTGCGCCTTACGCTTACGAGCTTCTTCAAAAGTTATAGCTTTACCTGGTACGTCTCCATAAGCATTACGGATTTTTGTTATCTCCTTGTCAAACTTGGCGCGATCCTTGCTACTAAGTCCTGCTCTAACTTCTTCTGCTGTTGTTTTTTCGGCATTTATTGTGCCAACTAATCCTACAATTCCGGTCAACCACTTTAATAAGCCGGTCATTGGTCCAGCTAATGCGGCCTGGAGCTGTAAATTAAATTCTGCCCATACTTTACTTAACTCAATACTGGATTCGCCTAGTGCTGCTAAATCGTTTACCCCTCTAACTCCAACCTTCTTTATCATCTCGGCCTGTATTACAGCCGTTGCTTCCGCAACTCGACCTGTTTCTATTAATTTGGATATGTAGTATTCTTGCTCTCGGCTGGCAAAAAGACCCGCCTCTTTTAGTTTTTCGAAACCTTCGATTGGGTAAGCTAAAGATTTACCTGCTTCAATTGCAGCAACGCCGATTTTGTCAAACGCTGCGCCAATTGCGCCACCTAAAATCTGGCCTCCAAACCCACTACCTACGAAGGAACCCGCTAAGGAACCAGCTAGAGAACCAGGGCCCGCACCAAACATTAAGGGGAAACCCACGCCGAGAGCTATTGATTCTGCTCTTTGACCGCCCGCTTTTTTCTGCTGATCTGCTGCTTTTTGTTTTTGTTGTGCCAGTGCTACTGCGGCTTTAGTACCTTTTTGTAGTTCTTTTAGTTCTAAATCTGCTGCTTTCTGTTTTTGTTGTGCCAGTGCTACTGCGGATTTAGTACCATTTTGTAGTTCTTTTAATTCTAAATCTGCTGCTTTTTGTTTTTGTTGTGCCAGTGCTACTGCGGATTTAGTACCATTTTGTAGTTCTTTTAATTCTAAATCTGCTGCTTTTTGTTTTTGTTGTGCCAGCGCTACTGCGGATTTAGTACCATTTTGTAGTTCTTTTAATTCTAAATCTGCTGCTTTTTGTTTTTGTTGTGCCAGTGCTACTGCGGCTTGTGTTCCCATCTGTTTATTGATGGGGGAACCAATAAGGTCTACCGCTCCTCGGACAGGAGAACTGGCACCAAACTGCTGTTGTGCAATCCGTGCGCTTTCTTTGCTTTCGCCCTTAAGTACACCTAGTCTCTTAACCAAAAGGCTATTATATTTGTCCGCTAAAACGTATTGATTTGTTCCCGCTTTTACTTTGTACTTATCAAAGGTTGCTTGCGCTTTAGATGTGTCTAAACCAAGTTTGTTGTACTTGGCTATTTCTGCTCCATAACCTTTTAATTTTTCTTGAGAGTTTATTCTACCTGTTTCAAGTCGGGTGACTTCACGCGAATATTCAACGATACGGCCTAATTCCGTGGCAGCTGCTTGAACACCTCGTACACTCCCTTTACCCTTAAAAAACTCAAACGCTTTTTGTATATCTTCAACTCGTGTTTGAAACTGTTTCTGGTCCCCTGCGCCCGTGCGCGAAAGCGCTTTTACGCGTGCAGCATACAAATCTACAGCGGCATTTAATTTTATCTGTTGCAATAACCTTTGTTCTGTGCTGTTATTTAACAGCCGCTGGCCTTTAATAATACCGTCTGTAGCTTTTGCCTCGTCCTGATGAACCTTTTGACGAACCTTTCTTAGGTGTGATACAGCTCCAGAAGTTACAGGATCCTCAAATACACCTCCTATGTCTAACTTTTTTAATTCTGTTATTTGCTTAGATAAACTATTAACACGATCTTGTAAACTTTTAATCTTCTGTTCGCCTTCTACAATCAGACTAATTTTGGCCTGATAAGCTGACATGGTTACCCCTCCTGTAAATACAGTCTACCAAAGCTGCGGAGCTAGCGCCGTTTTGCTTTTCGCATTGCTTCTTCTTGCTGGTCGTTCAGGATCTCGAAGAACACGCTCCACAGCAATATCTCCTCTTCCGTCATGCGGTGGCGCAGTTCAGACAGCGTTAGCCCCAGCTCCTTACAAATGTGGAGCTGGAGCATCAGCCAATTGTCCTTTTTGAGCTGCGCCTTTAGTTCTTGGGGTCGATTTCAGTCTCTTCATCGGCGGATAAAATTGCCAGCATCAAAGTCTGTAGATCGGTGTCACGTACTTCATTCTTTAGTACATCAATCTCAGCCGCTGCAAATAGCTTTGTGCCATTCTCATCAGTAGCCTTCTGGATCAGTAGCTGTAGTGCAAATGCAGTAGCGTCTTCTGATTTTGCAGCCTTTTGTGCGCGTTCGCGTTCTGCTGCTACCAAGGGAGTGCGCCACAGCTCGAATGTGGTGCCGTCGCTTAACTCAACTGTTTTCTTAGTTGGAGTTAAGTTTGCCGCTTTACGTAGGCGGTCGATAGCGCGAAGTGCGGGCGTGGTAGCCATGAAAATCTCTGATTGTTACGTTTCTAGTGTAGCAGGAGAGTTACCATTTACTGCGATCTGCCCAGTAAGCGGCACTCATTTTACCTTTGGCAATGTTAGCGGCGTGGCGAGCTTTAAATGATGCTCGCCTTGCCTTATCTGCTGTGGATTCACCTTCGCGGGGAGGCGATCCACTCACACCCTGCTGGCCGTAACGGATCAACTTTATAGTCTCTCCATCCTTGGCTAGGACTGCGTGGGATTTGGTGGGGTGGTTTGGGGTGCGTTTGGGTTTGTTGTAACCCTCGAATTGTTCGCCCCTGTACGTAATCACTTACCCCTTAAGCAGTGGTAGAGAAGTCGAATGTAGGTGCGCCAGTAGGACGGAAAGTGATTTCTACCATCTGGGCATCATCTGGGTTGATGTTAAGCGTTGC